ATTCTTTCCTATTGTTTCCCAGAGCAATTAAAGTTTATTAAAGATAAGAGCAAAAGAAAAGCCTTATTCGTAAGTCGGAGATCGGGAAAATCAACTGCCATAGCCATTCATTTATTATTAGCAGCCCTTACAAACCCAAGAGTAAAGATCTTATATTTAGGTTTAAGTAAGAAGTCTGCTGAAAATGCTATATGGAAAGACGCTATAGAACAGATATGTAGGAAGTTTAAAATTGTTCATAAATACAATATGAACACACAAACAATAGAATTTGAAAATAAATCTACTATAAAACTAACAGGTGCAGACAGTAGCAGAACAGATATGGATAAGCTATTGGGTGGTAAGTATTTCATTGTTGCCATAGATGAGTGTCAGAGCTGGACCCAAGATTTAGATAGATTGGTTAATATTGTATTCGCCCCAGCAGTAACAGACTATATTAAGAAAGGGGGCGGGCAAATCATTCTTGCTGGAACTCCCGGACCTCATATGGGAGATGCTTGGTATTGGTATAATCTTACGAAACCCATTCAAGACGATAAAAAGATAAAAGGTTGGAACGTGCATCATTGGGATCCTCTTGACAACCCACATATGAAAGAAGAAATATTAGATACTTGGGCGTTATTAGAAAAGGCACACGGACCCAGATATAGAGAGCGCCCCGACTTTAGATCAGAATGGCTTTGTCAGTGGGTGCTACAAGAAGGATTAAAAGTATATAATTACGATAAGGCAATTAATAAGATTGTTGAGAAAGAAGATTTTACAGCTACAAGTTTAGATTCAAATACCCTATCCTTATTATTTGCGGCGGAACAAGATACAAAACGGACATTATTAGAAAGAGATAAGAAATGGTTTTATATTCTTGGTTGCGATTTAGGATTTATTGATGATTGTGCTTGGGTAGTAGGAGCATTTAATAAAACAGATAATATGTTTTATTTTGTTGAATCATTTTCTCATAATAAAATAAATCTTAAAGTATTTGCAGATATTACAAAAGGCTTAATGTTAAAATACTCTTTCAGAAGTATGGTGGTAGATGAGGGTGGTTTAGGTAAAATGATGGCAGATACTTGTAGAACACACTACCAGATACCATTTAAACCGGCAGAGAAGACGGGTAAGGAATCTTTTATATACACAATGAATAGCGATTTTTCAACTGGTCAGATTAAAGTTATTCATCAAAGCAATGTAAAATTAATTAAAGAGTGGGATGAGCTTATAATAGATGAGAAGGCAGCCAAAGAAGGTATATTTAAGGAGGCTGAAAAATATAAGAACCATTTGTCTGATGCTGCTCTTTATTGTTATAGAGAAGGCAAACATTATTTAAGCAAACCAGAACCAGTTAAAATAAACGACATAGCCCAGCGCATTATTGACCAACAAAAGAAGAGTAGATTTCCTAATAGAGACAATAGCTATAGAGATTCTTGGCAAGAGCATATAGAAAACCAAAGAATAATTGACACTTTTAGAGGATCAAAGTAATTGGTCAAAAGGATATTATAATGATGGATATTGATTTGGATAAAATAGAGAAGCTTATGCAGTTAATGGATACACACAAAGTATCTTCCTTAAAGATTGGTGAATTACAATTAGTAAAAGCTCAATTCTCTGTTGTTTCTAAAACTAATACAGAAATCTTAAATGATCATATTGGTAATGACAACAAGATAAAAGAACAAGAATTAAAAGAACGAGAAGACATAGAACATTGGAGTTTGTTCGGGGGTAGAAACTAAAATGCCAATAGGAGCAGATTTAAGCAAGAAAAAGGTAGTTCAATTATTACAAGATAAGTTTGTTAAAGCTTCTGGCGCCATTGATCGTTGGTGGCTTACAGAAGATAAAACAAAACTACACGAACACGCTTTACCGGTAGCTCTTTCTATAAGAGATAATATGTTCGCTCGTAGGAAGCAGAATTATTATTACCAAATGCTTTATTCTGATCTTTCTGCTAATATGTATCAGTCTCAAATGGGCAATAGTATGTCTAATATGGGAAACTGGCAATCTTTTCAGAACCGTATTACTATAAATGTTGTTCAGAATTGTATAGACACAGCAGCCTCTATCATTGCTAAAAATCATCCTAAACCACTATTCCTTACAGATGGTGCAAAAGATTATGAGATGCAAGAAAAAGCCAAGAAGATGACTAAATATGTTGCCGGCGTATTAGATGATGTTGGTTTTGATGAGAAAAGCCAAAGAGTATTTACCGATAGTTGTATATATGGAACAGGCGCATTACTTTGGCATATTGACGATGTTGAAAAGAAAATAAAAGCAGACTGGTGTTTTTTAGAGGAAATACTTGTTGATGAAATAGATGGTGCAAAAGAAACTCCATCACAAATACATCGATTAAGATTTCTTGCAAGAGATGAGGTTGTTGCTAAATATCCTGATTTTGCAGATGATATAATGTCTTGTTCAAATGCATTACCGGGAGCATCAGTAAGTAGATCCACATCCGATATGATTCCTATATTGGAGTCTTGGCATATGAAAACTACAAAAGATACAGAGGATGGATTGCACTGCATAGTTTGCGAGAAAGCTACATTATTTAGCGAGCATTATGATAAAGACTACTTTCCTCTGCAATTTTTCCGTTGGTATCATCATCCAATCGGTTTCTGGGGAAGAGGAATAGCACAAGAACTTGCTCCTATACAATCAGAAATAAATGAAATAGCACAGACAATACAGGAATCTCAAAAGATGATTGCTGTTCCCTTCTGGCTTGTTGAAAATGGAAGTATGGTGGTAGAAGATCATTTGATGAGTAATGATATTGGTAGAAGGATAGGTTATTCAGGAACGCCACCACAGATAGTAGCACCACAAGCAGTATCCCAAGAACTCTATCAGCATCTATGGGCTCTTCGAGATAATGCATACCAGATTATAGGTATTTCACAAGCCTCAGCAACAGGGACAAAAGAGAAAGAAGTTAAATCAGGTGCAGCTATAAGAGAAACACAAGATATAGCAGCAGGAAGATTAGAAGTGGTAGGACAGGCTTGGGAGAGACTACATATAGAATCTGCAAAAATTATTGTTGATCTAAGCAAAGACCTCTATCAAGAAAATAAAGATCTTTCCATTAATATAAAAGACAAATCATTTCTTTCATCAATCAAATGGAAAGATGTTGATATGGAAAAAGATAAGTTTGATATTGATGTATTCCCTGTTTCTGGTCTTCCACAAACACCGGCAGGAAGAATGGATACTCTTATGGAATGGGCGCAGGCAGGTTTCGTAAGTAAAGAACAGGTTATGGAGATGGCAGATTTTCCTGATATTAAGGCTTATTCAGATATAGAAACTGCCACATTAAGATTAGTTCAAGAAATTATATCTGAAATAAAACTAAAAGGAGCAGAAGGTTTCAAATCTCCTGTTCCTCAAATGAATCTAATGTTAGCCCTTTCGCTTGCAAATATGGAATGTGTTAATGCAGAAGTTCAGAACATACCGGAAGAAAATATAGCTTTCATTAGGAAGTTCGCCACAGATTGTCAAGATCTATTAAATGAAGCACAACAGCAAATGGCTCCTCCTCCTCAAGCACAACCAGCCCCAGGAAGTATAGCTCCAACACCACCACCACCTCAACCAATGCAAACTCAAATGCAAGCGGGTCCTCCGGGTCCTCAAGGTTTACCATCATAACACACACAAAAGGAACATAAATGCCAATTAAAAATAATTCGCAAGAAGTAGCAGCTCGCCCAACAACAAAAGTAGTAGAGTGGAATACATCTGCTCCCGGTTTAGATACTGGAATATCTACAGTAGGTCCAGGCGCAGATTTTATTAAATCTCTCCCAGAAGGAACGGTATTGCCAGAAGGAAAATTAGCTTTTGAATCTCCAGAAACTACCGACACAACGCAGCCGGTAGAAGCAAATCCACAAACAGAATCTACTCCCGGTATTGGTGAAAAGCCAACATCAAAAGATAGAGAAGCTCGTGCATTATTTATCAAAGCACAGAAGGCAGAACGATCGGCTCAAGCAAGAATAAAACGAGCAGAAGAGATGACCGCAAAAGCAGACAAGTTTGAAAAAGCCTTGTCCGACCCAGATCCAACAGCAAAACTTACCGCTCTTGGTTTGAATCCCCACGAAGTTTATGAGGCACTAACCAAATATGCTCTTAAACAAATGGAAACAAAAGAGGCAGTTGATCCCATCGCTGAAATGAGAGCTAATTATGATAAAAAGCTTCAAGAGATGGCAGATACTATGCATAAACAGCAAATAGATGCAACAAACAAAGAAAATACACACCAAGAAGTAATCGCTATTCAATCAAAGTTTATTCCTCTTCTTGCAAATAATCCAGAAAAATATGAGGCTCTTATTGAGTATGCAGGTAATGGAGATATAAATCAAGCAGCTATTTACGGTTATAATCAGGTTAAAAGAATATGGATGGAAAATAATGGAACTTTCCCAATCAATACAGATACCAACCAACCTGTTACACCAGAAGAGATATTTGATGGGTTAGAACAATATCACGATAGCCTAACAGAAACTGCTATCAAGAAGGCATTAAAGATGAAGAAGTTTTCTAAATATGGTTTAGCACCACAAATAGAAAATAGCGACGAGAAGAGAGCGGTTTCAGAGCGACCATTACCAACAGAAACCAAAACGCTAAAAACAACACAAACATTATCGACCAAGTTACCTCAAATAACACAATCGATAAAAAATGAAAATGATGGTAGTCACTGGGCTCCTACAAGAGAAGAGAGACTACGCAAATTCATGGAACAATATAAATAGTTTTTTAGGAGTTTAATATGGCTTTTGGTAATAGTTTTACATCATATGACGCACTGTTAAAACAGTACTACAATGATGAAATGCTCGCAAATGAGATTTTTAGAAAAAATCCACTTTTGGGTATGGTTAAAAAATTCGAATCTTCAACTGGTCGTCAGTTCGTAGTCCCTGTGATTTACGGCGCTGGTCAGGGAAGATCGGCAATATTCGGCACTGCACAAACAATGTCGGCTTTATCTGGTGAAAACTCGGTAGATTTCTTACTTTCTCGAGCAGAGAATCACGCGGTTGCAAACGTCTCCTCACAGACTATTGCAGCTACATCAAATGATAAGGGAGCATTTATTGATGCAGTATCCCTTATTGCTGATGATCAGTTACAGAACTTAAGCAACGATATTTCGCTTGGCTTATTCGGTTCTGCTTCTGGTGCAAGAGGACAGATTTCAAGCGGAACAAGCGTATCGTCAAGCTTAGGCGTTATATCTTTTGTTAATCCAAAAGACGCTCTAAAGTTTGAAGTTGGTATGGCTTTAGATGCTTCAGCTACCTTAACTGGTACAAGCGTTGAGGCTTATGGTTCTGGAGCACACGGTTTATATGTTCAGGCAGTAGATTTTGCTGGCTGCACAATTACAGTAGGCACCACACCAGTAGCAGGCGGAACTACTTGTGCCCCCAACGACGCCACAAACGGGATTCCGACTATTGCCACCTCGGACTATCTATTCCAGGCTGGTGATAAAGGTACAAAAATATCTGGTCTCAGTGATTGGATTCCTTACGGCGGACCAAGCGCTACTGCATTCTTCGGCGTAAATCGCACTGCTAACCCAGTTCGTTTAGCCGGTCAGTGGCTAAATGGTTCTGGTGGAACATTAGAAGAAGTATTAGAACAAGCCGCTGCAAACGTTGCAGAAGTCGGTGGAACTCTATCACACTTCATAATGTCATTCAAGAAATTCGCAGCCCTAAGTCAATCACTCGGTTCAAAAACCCAATTGGTTGAAGTTAAAGTTGGCAAAGTTGGTTATTCAGCTCTTGAAATAGCTGGACCAGATGGAACAATAACTTGTATGGCAGATCGTTCTTGTCCATCTACTGCTATTTTCGGAGTAAATATGGAAAGTATGCAGCTTAACTCTATTGGTAAAGTTGCTCATATTTGGGATGAAGATGGTAAAATCTGGCTTCGTTCTTCAACAGATAGCGGTATGGAAATTCGTTTCTATTCACTTGCTCAGTTAGTAGTAAAGAAACCTATCGACTTCATAAATATCCAAGTAAACGCCTAATCTAAAAGGAGACTAAACAGATGGCTGATAGATATAAATTTCAATTCACAGAGTCCTTTTATGGAAAACACGTTTTACTCGATGGGTATGTTCGTGTTGGTTCTCTCGGATTTGTAGAAAGCGGAGATGGTTATTTAAATGTAGCCGGCAATGCACTACTACTCCCCAAGGGATTAAAGAGCGTTGTTAAAAACGCAACAGCAGGTAGTTATACATTAAGCTTCGGCTCGCCTAATACGCAAGCCAGTGTTTCAGGTATAGATACTTACTGGGATGTATCATTTTGCGGAATAACACCTGTATGTCCATCTGGAACTACAGAGGTTACAGGCAATCTAAAATCTGTTCATATGGTAGCTGGAACAGGTGCGCCTGGATCGGTTACTCAATATGTAGATAGCGTAACAATACAGTTCCAATCTTCTGGTTCTGCTGTTGATCTACCTACAGAAGGCGGATTCTATATCCTTCTAATGTTACAGAATAGTCAGGTAATCTAATGGATGCTAAAAAAGGAAAAGGCATAATGCTTATTTTAGGTAAGCATAAACCAGAGGATCACAAAGATGATCTTGGCGTCGATGGAGAAGGTGATGATACTGATGCTCACGAAAAAAGCGCAGTAGAAGATTTACTCCACGCACTTGAAGCAAAAGATGTGGAAGGTGTTCATGAGGCTCTTAAAGATTTCGTCCAGTTATGCTGGGAGAGACTTGAAAAAGAGGAAGGTGCCGATGATGGTGAAAAAGATGAAGAAAGTGCATATTAAATAAAGAAAGCATAATTAATGAAGAGGTGAGTGAGTTTGATTAATAGCTGCTCACTCACCTCTTTTCTTTTTAGGATGGATAATATATGATTAAGCAGGTCGGTTCAAGTTATCATTTAATAAGTAAAAAAACCGGTAAGATCCTTGGTAAGCACAGAACAAAAGAAGAGGCTATTAAGCAAGAAGAAGCCATAGAAATCTCTAAACACAAGATGAATAAATGACCACTACCCTTCAAAATATAATCGATGCCGTTAGACAAAGATCTAATATGGAGAATAATCAATTCGTAACAGATGTTGAATTAACCTCATATATAAATAATTCTCTATCAGAACTCGATGATCTTCTAATTTCTCGTTATGAAGATTATAAGCTATCCACAGCATCAGGGGTTATTACAATAGCTCAGGATGGATATAACAAGTTTGCGTTACCGGCAGACTTCTTAAAGTTAAGAGGATGCGATAGACAGGTAGATGGAGATGCTCATCACTTTATGACAATGCAGAGATTTGGTTTGCAGGAGAGAAATAAAAATGCTTATCCTGTTCTTCGTGCCGCTTATGGCTCTTACTCTTTGTTATATCGAGTGGAGGGAAGGAATATTGTAGTAGTTCCAGCTGACAATAGTGCGGCAACTTATAGGGTATGGTATGTTCCTCAATATATTCTTTTGGTAGCCCCATCAGATACATTACAACCTTATATGGACACTCAAGCCTGGTGTGAATATGCTATTGTAGATGTTTCTATTAAAGTATTGGCAAAACAAAATCTTGATCCTTCTATATTTATGGCTCAAAAAGATGCATTAATAAAACGAGTAGAGGCGATGGCGGCAAATCTTGATGCAGGAAGCGCCGCAAAAACAGTGGATACAAGACATAATAATCTTAATGCTTATTACAATCAAGGCAGATATGGCTTTTAAACAATTCAAAATACTCAAAACGGAAGATGATTTTGATACAAAACTCCAAAATAACATTGCGGAAGCATTGCAGCCCATTATTAAAAATACAAGATTAGATAGTTTAATTCTAAAAAATATTGTATTAATATCAGGTCCCGTAACTAAAGTTCCACATAAATTAGGACGAGTATTATCTGGATGGAATGTTGTTAGACAAAGAGCTCAGGCAACAGTTTGGGATACACAAGACTCTAATCTATCTCCAGAATTATATCTATACTTAAAAACTTCCGCCGATGTTGTGGTGGATATAGAGGTCTTTTAATGGCAAATTTTACAGTTACTCCTAATATGTCAATGAACAATCCAACCGTAGGAGTGGATACAGGACCCGACTATGCAAATAATATAAAAGGGGCTATTGATATTATAGACGCACACGATCATACTGGGGGTCCTACAAAAGGTATCAATATAGTTTCTGCTGCAATAAATATTAATGCAGATTTAACTATTAACTCAAATAATCTTACAAATATTAGATCAACAAGATTTACACAAGAAAGTGCAACATTATCTGGTGGCGGAGATGTTGGGTGCTTATATGATGTTAATGGAGATTTATATTGGAATAATGGCTCTGGAACTGCCGTAAAAGTAACATCAGGAACTGCCATAAATGTCGCCGGCGCATCTAATCAGGTTTATCCATATACCACCATAGCAACAAATTGGACAATCTTAAATACAGATACATATGTTTTATTAGATACAGATACTACATTATCAAGATCAATAACCTTACCTCTTGCTAATTCAGTAACAGCGGGAAGATATTACATCATAAAAGATAAAACAGGATCTGCTGCAACAAATAATATCACTATTCTTCGTGCAGGTTCAGACACTTTAGATGGAGCAACTTCTTTTGTAATAAATGGAAATTATGCATCTCAATCTATAATGTCAGATGGAGTGAGTTCTTGGAGATTAGTTAGACATATTATTCCTATGGTGGGAGATGTTACCGGAACAAATGCTGTTTCCACAGTTGCTAAAATACAAGGTAATGCTGTAATTTCTACCACACTATCAGCAACACAAGATGGTTATGTAATGTCTTGGGTTAATGGTTCAGGACAAATTCAATACATAAAATATGCAGGAGATGTTACAGGATCACCAGGAGCATCTACAGTTGTAGCTATTCAAGGTAATGCTGTAAAATCTGGAGCATTGGGATCGGCACAAGATGGTTATGTTCTTGAGTGGATAAATGCATCTTCACAAGCACAATGGAAACCTTTATCAACAGGAACAGTAAATCTTGCAGGTGATGTTACTGGAACAACGGCAACATCAGTTGTTAGTAAAATAGATGGAGCAACAGTTCCCGCGGCAGGTTCTTTAACTACAGGAAATGTTCTACAGGTAAGCGGTTCTTCTGCTTTATCATATTCTCCTGTCAATTTAGCAGGAGGAACAAATTATGTTTCAGGAGCTCTTCCAACAGCAAATCAGGTTAGTCAGAGTATGGGTGGTGATGTTAATGGCACTACGGCAGCAAGCACTGTCGTGGCAATTACGGGATCCGCTTCTGCCGTTCCTATTGCTTCTACTGGTAATATTATTACTTGGGCTTCAACTACAACTGCTCCAGGAATTAAGCAGTCAGATTTGGCTACTGGCTCGGGTACAGGTGCAACACTTACAATTCAAGCACAAAATGAAACAGGAACAACATCAATAGGTGGCGGATTAACATTAAAATCAGGAACTGGAACAAGCACAACAGGAACTGTAACAATAGCTGCTGGTTCTACCACAATGGTAACAGCCACAACAAGCGGAGTAGTAATTGGAACATCAACAACTAACCAAACATATTCTGGCGGTGTAGTAGATGGTTATACAGTAATTGCAGGAACAAGCACAATAGGCGATGGATATGATATTATCTTAATTAATAGTGCCGCATCACGAACAATAAATCTTCCCAATCCAGCTTCTTGTGGTGCCGGCTCCGCTTTAGCAAGAGTATTTATGATAAAAGATAAATCGGGAACTCTAAATACTAATCCTGCAACTTTGGTTCGTTTTGGTAGCGAGCTGATTGATGGTTATGCAGGATCAAAAACTCTAAATAGTAATTATGGAACTTGGACTCTTCTTACTGACGGTATAAATTGGTGGATATAATATGCCCAATATAGCAACACAAGTATTTAATGCTAATAGTAGCTGGACGGCTCCTGCTGGTGTAACTTTGATTTTAGTTCAGGGTTTTGGGGGAGGCGGAGGAGGATCTGGTGGATGGGGCGGAACTACCGGTGCGGCATCTAATATTCCTGGAGGTGGAGGTGGAGGAAGTGTATTAGGCAATGTATGGGTAACAGTCGTCCCCGGAACCACATATACAATTACAATAGGTGCTGGAGGATTAAATGGATCTGGTGGTTCTGGAAACGTAAATGGAACTTCTGGTAGCGTTGGCTCGGCTTCAACTTTTGGAACATTAGCATCATTTCCTGGGGCAGATGGTAGTTTGGCAAGCGTAGCAGGAGTATTACAATATGGTGGAGCAAATTGTAGTTCAAATGCATTAGCGAGAGTTAATAATATGGTTAATGCAACACCACTAAATATAGGTTCTGGTGGAGGCGGAATGAGTGTTAGTTCTCAACCTGCTGCCGGTTTTGATAATATTGCTTTGGGAAATTTTAAAGGTGGAGCTGTAGGATCAACAGGATCAACCGTAACTAATGCTGGAGGTACAGGAGGTGCAGGTGGAGGTTGCGGACCGGGCGGATCAGGTGGCGTAGGAGGAAATGGTCCTAATGGTATTGCATCTGGTAGCGGAACTACCGGTAATACAGGAACTAATGGTTCCGCCAATACTGGTGCTGGCGGTGGAGGAGGATCAAGTGGGGGTAACGGATCTACCGGAACTTCTGTTGGTGGGGCTGGCGGCAGTGGTGGTAGCGGAAAGATTACTTTATTTTGGTTTGAATAATATGCCCAATATAGCAACACAAGTATTTAATGCTAATAGTAGCTGGACGGCTCCTGCTGGTGTAACTTTGATTTTAGTTCAGGGTTTTGGGGGAGGCGGAGGAGGATCTGGTGGATCTCCTGGAACTACTGCAGGTGCTACATCAAGTGCTGGAGGAAGCGGTGGGGGCGGATCAATATTATGCAATGTTTGGATAACAGTCGTCCCCGGAACCACATATACAATTACAATAGGTGCTGGAGGAAATGGGGCAGCTGCACAACAAGCAAGTGGTTCTGTGGGCAGCGCAAGTTCTTTTGGAACATTAGCAATATTTCCTGGAGCAGATGCTGGTATTTATTATACCACAATAATAATTATTGGTGGTCCCAATTCTTCTTCAAATGCATTAACAAGAATTAATAACTTAGCAACATCTTCTCCACTATCAATGGGATCTGGGGGCAATGGAGCTTTAGTTGCGTCTGGTAATATGTCTGCCGGTTTTGATAATATTGCTTTGGGAAATTTTAAAGGTGGAGCTGTGGGCGCTACCGGGGCTACAAATACGGATGTGGGAGGTTTGGGTGGTGCAGGTGGAGGTTGCGGACCTGGAGGATCAGGCGGCGTTGGAGGAGCAGGAGGCGCAGGCTCAGCAGGCACAGGCAGTGTAGGTAGTCCAGGTGTAGCATTATCCGCTAATACTGGAGCGGGAGGTGGCGGTGGTGGCGGCGGGGGAAACGGAGTTAGTGCCGGCGGTACAGGTGGAGTTGGTGCAGCGGGTTCTTCTGGACAAATAACTATCTGGTGGTTTGAAT